GCAGTTGTTTGCCCAGTTCCGCCTTTTGCAATAGAAACTGTAGCAAGTGTTGTTGCATTACCAGTTGATGTCACATCGCCAGTTAGGTCGGCGTTAGTTGTTACTGTACTTGCATTGCCAGTTAATGCACCAACGAATGTTGTTGCTGTGACGGATGTTAGACCTGCGAGGGTCACAGATGTAGCACCTAGTGCAATATTGGTAGATCCGATAGTCAACGAGTTGTTTGTCAAACCCGCATTTGGGATACCGGTAAAGTTTGTACCAGTTAGTGTTGGTGTTGTTGTAAATGCAGGAATGGCTGATGCCGATCCTTGTAATACGCCGGCTGAACCAATTACCGATGACGGGACACCTGTAGCGGTATATGTCTGAACTCCATAATTTGCGCCGGAATAGAAAGATGTGGTACCGGGCGCTGTCTGATATGGAATCTGGTTTGCTGTGCCGCCGGATAAATTAGTTGCAGATGTAGCACCAGAGATTGCCGTGTTAGTAACACCTGTCACTAAACCCTTAGCATTAACTGTGAATATTGGAACTTGTGTTGCAGAGCCGAAAGTGCCTACATTTGAGTTAACGGTTGCTAACGTCAACGGCAGTGAGCCGGTGGCGACTGTACCAGTTGCATCGCCTGTTGCCGAAAGGCTTAAAGCTATACCAATAGTATTTGGGCCTGGTGTATATGTAATTGCAACACCGTCAGACCCAGTCATGTTAGTGTTTAAATAACTGTAGATATCCGAGTTAATATACACATTCTGCCATTCCAAAATACCAGAATTGTATCTTAAATATTGTCCACTAAGTGGTGTTACGATACTAACATCTGCCAAGTCTGCTAGTGTTATAGACGATGGCCCGCCTGTTAAGACTCCCAACGACACTCCTGAAATGTGAATTGGCATAGTGTTTGTTCCTATTATTTTTCTGTATTTATCTTAGGTTATTCGAAACTGTAAATAACGACGTCGTCATTTAAAGTAAGACCTGCCGCAAATGTTATTTGATTTGTGCCAGTAACTGTAAATTTTTTATCAGCGCCTTCTTGCTGAAATATGCCATTAACAAATATCTGAAGGTAGAATTTTCCGCTGCCTTTAGCTACAGTTTTTACTGATGTATTAAAAATAGTCTGAGAAGATGTTGCTGCAAATTCCTGGTATGCTGGCGCAAATGTTACCCAGGACATTATACTCGCACCGTTTGTCGTCAGTATCTGACCTGCTGTGCCATCGGCGATTGGAAATCTATTTGCATTAAGAAGCAAATACTGGCCGCCGCCGATAGCCGGGTTAATATGCAGATCTTTTGTGCCAGTCGTCGTTATTAATGCAGGCCCACCGGCACCGGCGCCTGCATCTACTACTAAATATTTGTCCGAGCCTAAGGCTATTGTTAGATTCGAACCACCAGGTGGTGTAATCGTCCCGGATTGTGATATAGATGTGCCGGGGCCTTTGCCGATTGCAAAGTTAGACTCGCTCGTACCTTTAGCATTAATTGTAATTGCCATACATTCTCCTGTTCGGGATAAACCCGTCTAAAACATTCGTTCTAGTCATTTGTATATTTGTATTTATCTCTGAAATATGTTTCTATACTTCTTAAGAAATATATCCGTAAAAGTTGATAAATAATAGAAACGAGGGTCAATAATGCCAAGAATATCGCTGTGGAATCCCCAAAAAGGAGCAGATTACAACTTCATAGACAGAACTGTGGGTGAAAACTTCCGTATTTCTGGTGATGGTATTCTTGTTCATATGTACGAAGGTCCAACTGAGGGCGCCGATGGCAGCACAGATACCGATTTAACTACAATCGAGGATGTATTATTCCTAGAAAATAGAAATAGAAAGTATAACCCAAATGTAATCGAACTAAGAGGACATCACGTTCCTCAGGATGTAAACTATGACTTATCACAGTTTGGTATTTTCCTAAGTTCGGATACACTGCGCATACAGTTTCACTTCAATGATATGATGGATTCACTCGGCAGAAAACTAATAGCAGGTGATGTATTAGAGTTTCCAAGCTTAAGAGACGTGCCTATTTTCGACAATGCAGTAGGCATTAATAGATATTATGTAGTGCAAGATGCGCTATTTGCGGCGGGTGGATATGGGCAGAAGTGGTATCCACATATTTGGATGATCCGCGCTAAACTAATGGTAGCATCTGAAGAATATTCAGAGATATTATCACAGGCTGCGACCGGACAAACTGCTGGTGGTGTGGGTCAGGGCATAGGTATTATGCCGGAAGGATTTACAGAGACATCAGACAACCAAGGTAACCCAGGTCTAGGATGTAATCCCGATATTACTAGTTCACTAAACCTGTTCTGTAAGATTATCGGCATTACAGATGGGATTGTTGCTGAAGCTGAATCCAATGCATTCTTTGATCCTAAATTCTTCGAGAGTGCCAATCTTTACATATATTTGGACCCAAATACAGGCTATCCTATAATAGGTAGTAATGCGTGGAGTGGTGATGGTGCACCACCTAATTTTTCGCCTGATTTAGAGCAGGACTTGATACCTAGCGGGCCCTTAGTAGGTGCGGGTGTTACATTCCCTCCAGGGATGCAGGATGGACAATATTATCTGCGTATTGACTACTTTCCAGAAAGACTATTCCAAAAACAAGAGAATTGCTATAAACTAATCGAACAGGATATACTCAAAGTGTGGACAAGTTATAATAAAATATTGGATACATTCATCGATAACAATAAAGATACTATTTTATCTGACGGAACTATTGTCCCGGAAAAACAAGCAATATCACAAGTTGTTCGCCAAAAGGTCGATCTTTATTCAGAAAGGAAAGCTAAAGTTACAGCGGCCGAAATTGTTCGATCAGATATTGCAAACGAACGTGCAAAAACTAAGCCTAACTAAATATGAACTATCAAAAAATATACAACGACATTATCAATCGTGGAAAAACAAGGGTACTGCATTCGTACACAGAATCACATCATATTATTCCTAAATGTTTAGGTGGGTCAGATGGTCGTGAGAACATCGTAAAATTAACGGCTGAGGAACATTATCTTGCACATCAACTACTTGTTAAGATTTACCCTGGGGTGCGTGGATTAATCTATGCTGCAATTCGCATGACAGGAAAAGGTGCATATAATAGAAAAACTAACAATAAACTATACGGCTGGCTTAAACGCAGAAGATCCGAAATAGGTCAATCTGAAGATCATAAATTAAAAAATTCTCTCGCTAATCGTGGGGAAAATAATGGTATGTATGGAAAAACCCACACAAACGAGATTAAACAGAAACTAAGAATCATTAATACTGGAAAAATTGTCTCAGAAGAAACTAAAAGAAAAATTGCTAATACCTTGTTAGGCAGGGATGTATCAGAAATAACTCGAGAAAAAATAGGAAAAGCACACAGGGGTAAAGTTACCTCTGAAGAAACTAAAAGAAAAATTTCAGAAACTAAAAGATTAAACAGGCTAACTAATGCCGGGGGATCCAAATAATGGATTATTTTTATGACGGGCAGGTTCGAAGATATCTATTACAATTCATGAGAATATTCTCCGACATTAAAGTTAGAAGTGGACCAGATTCCAATGGATTGTATAATATCCAAAGGGTACCGATACTTTATGGAGATCCATCGTGGATGGTCGCACAGCTTATTAAGGGCGCAAGTGAGAATACAATGCTGCCGGCGCCTATGTTTAGTGCGTGGATAGAAAATATCAAGATGGCGCCAAAGCGCAGACAAGATACTCAGTTTGTGGGTAAGTCTTCTACAGTAGAAAGACACTTTGATCCGTTGACAGAAGCGTATGATGGCCAACCTGGTGTAAGGCAAGATGTCGAAATGTATATGCCAGTTCCGTATGATGTAAACTTCAGACTGGATGTATGGACAACAAACACCACTACCAAGCTCCAGATATATGAACAGATAGCAGTCATTTTTAATCCATCTATTCAGCTTCAGCAGAATAGCAATATACTAGACTGGACAAGTATTTTCGAGGTATGTTTAGAGGAGGTTATCTGGACTAACAGAAATATACCACAGGGTGCTGATCAAGAACGTGACGTAATGAGTTTCAAATTCAAAGTAGAAGTGTGGATTAATCCGCCTGCTAAGTTGAAACGCAGTGGGCTCATTGCTGAGATTGTTACTCGTGTATTTGATGTTCCAGATGTGAGTGAAATTGCCGCAAAGATCGATGGACTATATGACCCATTTACTTGTTTAGCCGGAAATCCTATCCAGATAGTTACCACTGAGGGAAATTATAAAATCAGTGTTGCTAGAAACGGTGCAGTAGAAGAAATAACATTACTGAATCAAAATGGGCAAGTTAATTCATTACTAAGCTGGTTCGACTTAATAGAAAAGTATGGACAGATTACACCGAACATTACAAAGATTAGATTAAAACTAGATCCAGACCTGGATGTTACATCGTCTGATATTATAGGTGGGATAGAAATAGATCCGTTAGATCAGACTAAACTAATATTTACACCTGACTTAGATACTTTGCCAGGCACAACATTACAACCTATACTGTCTATTATAGATCCCACTGAGGTATTTCCAGGAAATGGTTTACCTGCTGTATTACCTGGACAACGTTATTTGCTAACATCTGCAGATAGTGCAGGAGAGGAACCAGCTATTCCACCAAATGTTCCGACAAGTCCGTGGGGACAATTCGTTGTTGCGTATCCTAACGACATCATAGAATACAACGGTATATCCTGGGTTGTTATCTTTGATTCACAAAATGCAATTGGGTTAAACTATGTCATAAATAACAGTGATAGCACTCAATACACCTTCGATCCTGCAGAACAGGAATGGGCATATACATATTATGGTCAGTATGCTCCTGGGTACTGGCGGGTCGACAATCTTGTACAAGCACCAAATGGAACTACCATTAGTAATTACGAATAACATGACAGAATCTCAACAATCTAATAAAACTGGTGTCGGTGCGCTCATAATATCTGTTAAAACATCCAGAGTATTATTAGGGCTTCGTTCACCATACAAGACGCATGCTCAACAATGGGCATTATTCGGTGGTATGGTCGAGACTGATGAACAACCTAAGGATGCATTACTCCGGGAACTCACAGAGGAAATGAATTTTGTCCCGGATTTCGAAAGAATATATCCGTTTGATGTTTATCAGAGCAAGGATAAACATTTTAAATATTATAGCTTTATATGTGTTGTAGTTGACGAATTTATACCCGAACTAAACAAAGAAAATTGCGGGTACTGCTGGGTGTCATTAGGCGAGTGGCCTAAACCAATGCACCAAGGAGCTAAAATTAGCTTCTGTAATAAAAGAGCAGAAGAACGAATTAAGATGATACTATCGGAATTTACATAATCCGGCATACTGTTATTGTTTAATTCTATATACAACTTTAAAATCTGGACAATTAACAAACATATCAGGCGTTAATTTCTTCTTAGCTATTAGCTTTTCGAACTCTGCAAAATTAGTAGCGTAGTCGTCGGTTCCTTCCAACGCTAGTCGTATTAACTCAACACAGTTAATTTCTAAATCACTCTTAAGATTAAACAGGTTATCATACGGGCGACCTAAATAAGTGCGAGACTTATCCAATGCCGTTGTCCACTCAGCTATTGACATGTTTTTCGGGGTTATTAATGCAACTGCATCAACTGCGCCGAATACAGATTCGAATGTCGAATAATGAGTTCCGGCACCTGTTGCTTCTATGAATCTAAAGTCACTGTCGTCATCTACTTTATCTTCCAAATTCATTAATGCGTGGCTGTAAAATCCCCATTGACCAGTTAATAAAAAATTTCCCAGAGCAATGAAAAATGTAGTTAAGTAATTGCTTTTTCGCGTCACAATAATATAATAATTGTTTATGCATTTCTCCCTAATTACTGCATCATCCTCTGCCGTAAGCACACTGCTTTGTTTCCAGTGTACTTTTGCTATACATTCGATAACCCAAATCTGCAATTTTTGAAGTAATGTCTTTTCCATTTTACTCTCCGTAAACAAGGGGTCATGTTGGGGAACTAGTTAAATAATTATAATTTTCTGGGTCACCAGATGCTATCATCTGTGACTTGTGCTGTTCTGCTGCGGCGACAAATCCAGAATTAAATCTGTATTGTGAGCTAATAATGCACTGACCTTAATTGCCATAAATATATTCCATTTTCATTATTTATCGATATTATTTTATGATAATAACACCGAACGCCAGATGTTGCCACTATAAATCCACAACCTATTTGCGGTACTATCATACACCATTGGAGCAAAGCCGGGCAGTGCTAGTGGTGCGCCTCCGTTGAATGCTAAAGTTGGGCTCATATTCGGTGTTCCGGCCATAACTGGAATCCACGGCAGACCTGCGGGATCTGTTGTGCCATGTGGGCCTGTGCCATCACCTAATAAGAGTTGAGTACCGCTAAGTTGTAAATGCGATGAGTCACCTGTATCACCTGCTCTTTTCAGTCTGATATTACATTGATCTCCGCCCTCTATTGTAACGGTTCCTTTACCGAGATTACCGCCAGTTATAAAAACATCGCCACCGCCGCCGAATGCATTCGCACCAGCACGAATTTCAATATTACCTGCATTGCCGAATCCACTGATGCCAGCAGATCCCGCCTGAATTAAGATATTGGCACCGTCCGCATTTTCAGTATAGCCGCCATCGAGCGTAATACTTCCCGAGTTACTGCTCGATCCCATTGTAAGATTAAATACATTATTGGCTGGATTATAAGTCAGTGTTGGAGAACTTACAATTGCTGCTCCATCTCCAAATCCAATTTCATCGGCAGGTAATGAGGCTCCATTTGCTGCGTCTGTTATTCTTCCTGATTCGTCGATAGTTATATTAGCAGAAGTATATGCCCCTGGTGTTGCCCCCGAATCTGACATCTGTATACTCTGTATTTTCTTTTGTGCCATTTAAATAGGTCCTTTATTGAAATCCGTATATTTCTACTTCGTCATCGAGTGCTAACCCGGATGTAAATGTTATTTGATTTGTGCCTGTTACGTCAAAGGCTCTAGTTGGACCTTCGACCTGTTTAACGCCATTTACGAAGACAAGCAGAGATGCTTTGCCACCCGAAATTGCAGTTGTAGACATAACCGTGTTAAATGTAGTTTGCCCCAGTGACGAGGTGAAGAATTCATAGTCTGGTTTGCTGGCTGCTGGGACCGGTAATACTAAGAATTGTAAATTATTAAGTGCTGATACACCTAGATACATTCCAGGAACAGGCGCCACTGTACCGTCGGGCCATGCAACATTATTGAGTAAAATATTACCGGATGCCACTGGCTCTAGTTTTATGTTACCGTTTAACACTCCATCAGTGTTTGTTCTGAATATTAAGTCGACGCCGCTACCAATCGGAGTAGAAATTAAGCCGGGCGCGGCGATGTTATCACCTACAGTAATTTGCTTTGTTACATTTACTTGTCCGTTCACGCCGAAATTAACATCGTATGCAGGATCGCT